GCCCCCTAAAGGGGACTGCTCCGCTGGGCGCCAATAGAGATCCTCGCAGGTTACCCTGCTAGCAAACTCCTACTTCACTTCCTTTGAGGAAGTCGTAGGTCATGCTAAGATCTCGACATGGTGGCTCTACTCCAAAAGGGACTTAGTCCCTTCTCCCAGTCCGCCTTTCCAGGCGGGTTTGTAGTTTGTGTACAACTTCGAGTACTCTCCATGGCTAACCGTAAAGACTATCATGTTGACCTCCCCGGCGTAATGACTTGGGTGCAATCCGGGTCTACAACGACCCAGCATCCAACGATTCACGACCGGGTAGCCGACAGAGTCGCTACGGATTACCTTAGAAGGCCAAAGCCGTCTGGTTGGAACCAGACATATGGGTGGGTTGCCCCTACCCCATACTCGATGTTAACGTACACTTACCGAGCTCCAAATGGAACTCTCAGGTACTACCCAAGTAACGCCCCGAATACCGGGCCGCGCTTGAGTGGATCCCTGATTTCGCAAGATTGTGCCCTGACCGTAGGAGGGTTTAGTCCCATCCAGTCAAGCATAGATGCGAAAGTTCCCTCGGTAATACCTAGTGATCTGGCGAATCGGACGCTAATGCGTGCGCGTAGCAAGCTTCAGGATGGTACTTTGAATCTTGCGCAAGCGTATGCCGAGCGTCGTCAGGTCTCTAACCTCCTGCTGTCAACTGCGAAGACACTGGCCGACAGCTTCTCTTATCTCCGAAAGGGGAAATTCAAGAAAGCTGCAAAAAGACTAGGCATTAAAGGAGCTGTTCGCTCCGGTGCCAAAGGTCTCTCCGGTCAGTGGTTAGCACTGCAGTACGGTTGGAAGCCACTACTCTCCGATATACACGGAGCCTGCCTAACCTTAGATAAGTTAGATAGGAGTGCATGGAGAGTCACAGTAGTGTCGCGCATTAAGTCCGTTACGGATGTCTCGTACGTCTATGGCACGGGAAATAAAGGGACTTTTACTGCCCTTTACTCCGATGTCACGGCGCACGGACGGTATGGCTGTCATATTAGAATTGACGCCATGCCTAATGCATCTGCCATCTGCTCGATGGCTTCAGTTGGCGTGACCAATCCTGCCGTCTTAGCCTGGGAATTACTTCCCTATTCCTTTGTAGTCGACTGGCTGCTTCCTGTGGGCGATTATCTCGCTCAGTTCGATGCGCTGGCCGGCTGGGATATTTTAGGCTATACCGAAAGTTCACTCGCGAGAGTCAACTATAAGGTTGTCGGCAAAAGTGGCTCTGGCACAGACTTTAACGGCATTACCTGGACCCTCAGTTCAAACTGGGTTGGCGAAGGGAAGTCCGTTAGGCTTGACAGAGTTGCTCGTACATCGGTTCCTTTCCCCGTCTTTCCGAAGATGAAGGACCCGCGGTCTCGTCTGCATATAGCAAACGCCCTTGCGTTAGTAACGCAAGTATTCCTGAAAGGGAAATCCACGGTGAAGTGATTACTTCGCCTAACTAGGAGACACTGGCAATGCCAGTTCGAGCAGCACTTACCATCAATGATGGTCAAGCTACGCCCGCCGCTCACACGTTCGCCGTTGCCGGCGAGCAGGGGAGCGCGGCACTTTGGCAGGACAAGACGGGTGGCATCGCGGCAGGTTTCATCAACCTGACCCACGAGTACCGCCCGGCGAAGTCTGCTACTGGTGCCAATTCTGTGATCTACGCCCTGACCCAGCCCACTCTGGGTACGGTCAACGGCGTGACGCAGAAAGTGCGGACAAGTTCCGCGCAGGTTCGTTTCAACTTTGCCCAGGACGCGACCGACCAGGAGCGTAAGGATCTGGTGGCTTACACCATCAACATCCTGAGTAACGCCACCTATCGTGCCGCCACGTGGGGTCTTGAGCCGACGTACGGCTAACGCCGTACTACGCTCATGTCCACTAGGCGAAACAACGGTGACGTTGCGAAGCTCCTGTTAAATGCCCCTATGGGGCTTTTCACCATGAGGATTTTCCTATGGCTAATATCGGTCGCGGCAGCTTTAGGGCTGCTTTCGTTGCTTGTGCTCCGCCC